AATTACTTTACTCGTTGCGTCTTGGGCCATCTGTTACACTTTTATAAAACTCGGCAAAGCCGTTCTCTTTTTTCTCATCTTCAAAACGTAGCAAGTCAGTATCTTGAATGTTACGCTTTACACTTTTACCGCTGACATTTACCAATATAGTGGCAAGCCAACGGAATCTCTTCCAATCTTCTTTAACGTCTTCTAAGCCATGTTTAATTACGGCTTCGATTGTTTCGCTATCGAGAGCTTTTGCATCTCTTAGAGATAGCCCTAAACGCCCCACCAGCAAGCCCAGTACGTCTACTGCACCGCCGGCTGGGAAAAAGGGCCGTTAAGCCTCTCGGTAAGTTCCTCCAACGCTAAAGGTGAACACTCCTTTTTGAAGTCTTCAAATGTGGGCCGGTTGTCATTATCCCAATGTTCTTGAGCGTACAACATAGTTAACATATCCGAAATTTTCGGTTTAGTCATATCTGTAACGCTACCGCCGGTTATCTCTTCAAACAATAAAGCTGCACCGAGTGTGAATTTTTTTCCCATTTTTATTTATTGTTTAGTTAGTTCCTTCTGTCCAAGCTCCAGTCCCTTGCAATGAAAAAGAATAAGTCGCGTTATCCTTATCAGCGAAAGAGCCAGATAATTGGGTTAAGATTGCTGAACCGGTAATGTTTTGCTTTCCAGAAGTTGGAGTAACAGTACCAATATCGGTTTGAGTAATTTTTAAAGTAACTGAAGTACCTATAAAATCGTACAACTCGTCTGGATCCCAATCAGTCGCCCCGTTACCAAATAAACCAGAACCGGAAACGCTCCAAGTCTTGGCAGATGTAACGTAGCTTCTAAAACTCGCATCCTCTTTGGATGTTGTCTCTCTTGTTTCAGCGTTCAGCTCAAAGCTGCAATCTGATTCTAATGCGAAACCCTTGTACGAGGAGCCGCCGTCATTAGATAATAAAATGCGGAACTCTCCGCCTGCAATTGATGCCATAATTATAGATTGATATTAAAAATAAAATCGCAAGCCATGATAACTCGCTCGTTAATGTCGTCATAGAAAAATTGAAGGCTTTCTAAATGTGCCTCTGTATAGTTTGCATTGGTCTTTATTGCTTGCCTTATTGTAGCTAACTCCGCTTGCGCAGTGTCTGCATCTACAAAGTGAAAAAACAAACTTGCGCTTATGCCTTCGGCAGTTGCCCAATCTTTGCTCTCTGTTACATCAACACCGGTAATAGTGATAATGATATAATCTGAAGTTAACCCTTGAGGGGCTGCGTATGCGTATACATCTTTGGCAGTTGCCGCATCTACCGCATCGTAAACATATTGTAGGTAATTCATCGTAGTACCGAAGTTATGCGTTTTTGGATATGTTTCTGCATCATCCTTTGCGCTTTTTCAATTACTCTTGTCTTTTTTACCGCTTTACCGATATAATCTTTAGCTTTATGTTTTTCGCTACCACCTAAAAAATATTTCGCATAAAACGCGCCGGCTGGCGATTTGCTTTCAGATCGTAAGCTAACAACAACGTACGCTTTTTCTGTTCCTTTGTTAGCCCACTTTCCAATAGAGCCATATAAATTTAAAAACATATCTCCGCCCCTTATGTTCTTAAGCCTTTTTCTAGCTTTGGATTTGCTATTTTTGTAAGCTTGCCGCCGCGCTTCGGTTACTAAAGGTTGCGCTTCTTTTAATAATACTTTGCGCACTTCCCTAAATCTCATGCCTTCGCTAGTTCCTAGCTTACTAAGTCTCTTTCTGAAGTCCTCAAAGCTTTCAGTCCTACCGGATTGGCTTTTTAAGTATACGGTATTAGAGCGTGGCATTGTCTCGTAGTTTAGCTTTTACTAAAATAAAACGGAGCCGCCCTTCGGGTGCGATGGATACGATGTCATAAAACTTGCTATCATATCCAATCTTCCAGCTTTCTTTGATTGCGGTTTGGTAACGCATTCTCCATGTAACTATAATGCTACTTTGAATCTGATCATTTACCATAATCTCGGTACCGACATTCCCGGTGTCTGGTATAATTTCTTGAGCGTAAAAGTTCCCTTCGCTTGCGTAGCTGCGCTTGTATTGGCCGCTATTGTTTACTGATATAGTCGGCTGGTAGAGGGTTACTTTTCTGTCTAAGGTCATGCAAAATTACGGCGATAACGAAAAACAATACGATCAAAAAACCTAGGGCCAACATTGTAGGGCATATCATCCCCAAAGTCGTAGCCGAACTTTATACGCTGATAAATAGCGTGTTGTAAATCTTTAGGCATAGTACCAAAACCAGCGGTGTATACTATTATCATACGGTCCCCGGATTGTCCAATGCTTGGAGTAATTACCCCATCTATTAAAGTGAAAGCCGTATCGTGAGTGCTTACGCCATCAACATATACATGAACACTTGTAACACTACCCAACGGCCAGTAGGGAAGCTCATAGCTAGCTTCCCAGTACTGATCCGCGGTGATAGTTGCGCTACCGCAAACTACATGGGCATAGCTTAATGCTTCCTCACAAGCCGCATCATATAGAAACGTCAATAGAGTATCATCAGAAGTGCCATCCACCCTACAAAAAGACTTAATTAAATTTAAATCAATTGCTTGTGGTGTGTAGTTAACAGTATTCGCCATTTTTTATACTGTTACGTCAGTAGCGATAGCAAAAGATGCTGGGCGCAATACTGCACAATCCATGAATCTCTCAAGGTTAACCTCTACGATAGAAGACTTCATACCAGTGTAAGGGTCGACCAATAGGGTCGCACCTCCGAAAAACCCGATCTGAACGTCATTAAAGTTACCGAACAACAAACCGTAAGTGTCTGGGTTAGGAGTAGTATTCTTTAAAGATAAAGTGGTACTATCGATAGCGTAACCGTTAGCAGTCTGCTGAGGATCAAGCATTCCCTCAACTAAGAATCTTCCAGATCCAGCATCAACTTTAGTCTTTTTTAGCTTTGCAACCACGTCAGGATGAGCAACATAAGCCAAATTTCCTTCTAGTGCATCGGCAGCAGCTAAAGCAGCTTCCATATCGACTAGATCGTCATAAGATACCGCACCCATTGTAAGAGCTTGACCAGCTAACTCAGTATAAATTCCAGAAGGCTGGTTATTTGCTCCAGTTCCGTTCAATACTGCATTCTCAAGACCTTTATTAAAAGCTAAGTTCATTTGGCTAATGATTCTTTGCTCAATACCTCGGCTATATTCTTGGCGTAGTAACTGATTCGAGAAAGATGAAGTAATAACCGCACGCTTTGGAGTCATACTTACTTTGTCAAAATTGATATCTTGAGCAGTATCTGCTCCAGTCTCAGTCTGAAAGTTCAATGTATAACTAGAAGTCTGGCGAGGAAAGTCTACGTTTCCTACTAAGTTTTCAGCTATTGCGCATCTGCGGAGCATAGGAGTGTTAGGGTAGAGAAAGGAGACATAACGGCCCGGTTCTGTGAAAACGAGGTCTCCACCTACGTTAGCAGTACCAGCGGTTTGAGTACGTTGAAAAACCATCTCCGGTAAATTTACCGCGTGCATATCTCTTGCCTCCTGGTTAAGCTCGCGCTTTTCTTTTATACCTTCTTGGTTGACTTCAGCCTCAATGCCAGTCAATTTACCGTTACGAGCTTCATTAATAGCCTTTACGATGTTAAATTTATTCAAGTCTCTAGCTTCTGACTTAGATAGCTTGCCTTGAACTTGTGAAGCATCGACAAAGCGAGCCTCTTTTTCTGTGGTGTTTTCTGTGTTTTCTTCCACTTTTCTAATTGTTATTGGTTCTTTAATTTCCGGTACTTCCGGAGTCTCTTCTACTTGCGCAGCCTCTAAGCTCCTAAGAGCTACCGAAGTGCTAGGATTTGCGCCCCTCGGCGTAATTGATATATCGTATATGCTGCCCACCTCTTTAATTACTCTCAAAGGCTTTTCGCTTCTTACGTCTGTCCATTCCTCAGAATCTACGGTAAAAGCCCAGCTAGCTTGATTGACATCGCCTCTTTGAACCAAATCCCTAACCTCGTTACCGGTTGCAGTATCTGGTAACTCAAAATTGAAATTCAATCCTTCGTCATCAATTCGTAGCTCCAAAGTTCCTTCTCCTTTGTTTCTTCTTGCGAGGACTTTAGAGTAATCGTGATTATATAAGGCATGGATATCGTGCTCGTCCAAATTTCTGAAAGCCGTAGGTTCGATGCGTTCCCTAAAGGTACCCATGTCATATTCGAGAAAGTTTGCTGCGTATCCGCTGATATTTCGTCCTTCTCCTCCTCCATTAGGAATCGGTAGGCTCCTCGTCTCCTTGTTGTCCATTTTCATTATTTTGCGGTTCCATGTGCATAGGCTTGTTAAAAGTATCGCCATCCGGAATCGGTGGCAAGCCTTCCGACTTCCTTATTTCATTTGCACTTATGGCTCCTATGTTCCAGTAAGATACGTTTTTTTGTACTTGTGTCATTATATCGCCACGAGTCAAAGCTTTCATATCTAAGTTAAAACGGCGATTACCGTTCAATAATTTTAAACTAAATTCGTTTTCAATCTGCTCAATTAGTGGGCGAATGCAATCAGTTACAAACTGAGCATTTTGTGCCTCAATACTATTTGAATACCCGGCACCTTCCATGTGTCCGACCTTATGCGGTGGCACTTTGTAAAGTCTGCAAATCTCTTCAACTCCAAAACGTAGCGTTTCTAGGAATTGACTCTCACGCATTGACATAGCAACCGGCTTATATTCTGCACCTTCGGTAAGTATTGCCGTTGATCCGGCCCCATTATCTCCAGAATATCGAGCATCGAACTGCTGGCCTATCTGCCTAACTCTGTCCGCATCTCTAATCGTTCCTTGAATTGATAGAATACCTTTTGGAGTAGCTCCGCGACCGTAAAAGCTGCCCAGATGTTTTGTAGCCGCCATATTGGTGCCAATTGTCTCACGAGCGTAAGTTATTGGGCTAACTCCATTGATTCCGTCTAAAGTCCAAGCTTTTAAATGTATTATTTGGCTAGGCTCTAATCTTAAACGCACGCCGCTAGATAAGTGAACATGATATATAAGATCGCCGCTAGTTGTGTCTATTTCAACCAAATCGGTATCAATAAGCTCCATACCCGATAAGTTGGTACCTCTACGCATTGGCAAAATGTAGGCATTACCTCTCAATAGTAATTGAGTCATCATTGCCTTCCTAAAATCAAAACTATTATAGTATTCGTTCGGTGCTTTTCTTGCTAGATCATCAATTAAGCCCGGAGCCAGTACGCTGCCCTCTTCTGTCTCTCTATAAACTCTAAAAGGTAAGGATGCGATAGTGTCCGCGATCAGATTAACGCAAGCGTAAACCGCAGCAACCTTTGGCGCGTTTGTACTGCTTACATTCTCGCCGGCACTTGTGCCAATTCCACCAAATAAATTGATAAGCCAAGGTTGTGGATTGATAACCCCAGAAATGCTTCTTTTGATTCTATCGTAAAAGGATGCCATACGCGTGCGCTAAGTTTACAAAAATTAAATTAGAAAAGCAAATTTAAACAAAAATAATTTCTTCAGTGTCATATGAACTTAACCCGGTCTGTGCATTATGAACATAACCAGCCATTGCCGTAAGTATTGCAGCCACTCCATCTATACGATCTGGGGCCTTGTGTTTTTCAAAAGTCCAGTTATCATTCTTATCAATATGCAGCGCAGTGTTAGCAATCATCCAAGCAGTAACCGGGTTACCATCATGTGTAACCTCTTTAGTGGATACGCTCCTAAATAGCAGCTTCATGGGTTCATTCATCATAAGTGCCGATTGCCTTACCTCATAACAAAAGTTTTTGCCATATCTCTGGCGCATAGTATCAACGGTTTCGGCGGCGTTCCATGGATCAAAGAATATACCTTCTACCGGGTGTTCTTGCATGATTCTTTCTATTATCTCTAATCTATGCTTTGTAGTAGTTACCTCCCCTTTTACTATTTCAAGGTTACCATTCTTTGCCCAGTTAGTAACTAGGTTTGGATATTTGTTTTTTCTTTTCTTCATGGCATGATCAGTAATCTGATAATATTGTATAGTATGGAACTTTTCGCCATTAAAATACAATAGAGCATAAGCGGTAAAGTCATTTACTGCCGCTAAGTCAACACCAAGAAAACAACGCCAGTTAGTCACGTCTAACTTTTTACGTTGACATTTTAGCCATTTACTAAGCTCTATATATGGTTGAGCTGATCCAGCCCATTGGTTAAGGTGTAACTTTCTAAGGCTTAATAGAGTGGGCTCGTCATATTTTGCCGTATTGCTTAACTCTTTTAAATATTGTAAACTAACCGTAACGCCCAAACTTGGGTTAGCCTTTGCCCATACTTTTGGATCGTGTGGGTTCTCTTCGTCACCAGCTCCGTATATAATAGTTAACCAGCTAGGATCTTTTATTGCACCTTCTTGCACTCTTAGTGCGTGTTCATGCCATTTATGTGCAAAGCTATAAGCACTCCCGGCGGTAGTTATGGCGATCATTTGGCTAGGCCTTGCCGCCATACTAGTGCGCAGTGCTTCCCACAAGTCTGGGCCTTTGACTTCATTCCAAGCGTGTATTTCATCACATAAAATTAATGAAGGGTTTAACCCATGATTTGAACCGCCATCACTTGTAAGGGTTTTTAAAAATCCCGGTCTACCCTTAAGCCTTATTTCCTTTCTGTATGGTTCTAATACTTTTTGTAGCTCCGGGTTAAATAAAATCATGTTTCTTACATACCCGAACAAAATACCGGCTTGTTCTCTGGTCGCTGCCGCTAACACTACTTGCGGATTACTATTGTTTTTAAAGCCTTCCAGTAAATGAGCAACTGCAAGCATAGCGATAAAAGCACTTTTTCCGTTTTTTCTTGGTATCTCCAGCCATACCATACGTTTGCCCTCTCCATCTTGGATAAGCTTCTTTTGCCAATCCAGTAATTTAACCGGTTGGCCAGCGAACTCATCCTCTGTGAGTACGCAATACTTTTCTATTATCCGTTCAGTCCAAGTCAAGAGTACTTCCTACTATTTTTTCTAGTTCCTCGATTTTCTTTTCAGCTCTTACCAACGCTTCTAACGCCGGATGTTTTCTAAGGACTACCGCCCCCCTATCTGTGGTGGCAGATATGATAGCTCCATGTTCGTCAATGCTCTGTTCGCATTGCTTTTTTATCCTTTTCCAGCGTTCTAGTTCTTTATTCATAGTTGGGGGGTTTACGTGTTAGCTCCGAAAAAATGGAGAT